ATAGTTGATTTCAGGTCTAAAAGGTCTTGGCTTGGCTGGTCAAGGCCTTTTAGGCTTTGTCGCGAGTTTTGTACCTCCTATTATGAAATAATACTTAAGGAGGTTTTCTCTATGTCGTTTGATAGTATTTTGGCAGCGTATTTCTGTGTCGGATTCATTTCGATGCCGTGGATCATTACAGCGATGGCACTGTACACAGGACGCGGTGAACTGATTCCGGGTTTCACGAGGATGATTAACGATCATTCGAACGTGGAAATCCTGATTGGCTTCATCGTAATCCTGACCATGTGGCCGCTGGTGGTTTACGGCACGGTCAAAGGAGTCATTACCGGAATGAATGCTAAAAAAGAATCGAAGGAACAAGAGGACTGAACTATATTACGGCAACTTGAAAGGTCTTGAGTGTGACAGCTCAAGGCCTTTTGAGTTTTGACCGCGATATTTGCACCTCCCATTATGAATAAGATTAAGGAGGTGCCTTTATGGCAACTATTTGGACTATTATCTGTTGGTATTCGCAAATTGGTAAGATCGTGTGTATACTCTGCCGCTGCTTGTACTGGTTCAACGAAGGAGACGGAAACTTCATCCGTGGCATCAAAGTCTGGTTTAAGAAACTTGGCGAACGTGCCGAAGATGAACTCAACCTGATCTTCGCTACCTGGTTACTGTGGCCGGCGGTTATATACAAGACCATCAAGTTGCTGCGTGTCAAAGATGTAGCAAAATGATTGTCTACTGGTAGAACTAAATCAGTTCGACTTGAAAGGTCTTGAGTGCGGCAGCTCAAGGCCTTTTGAGTTTTGACTTGGAGGTGAGTGGATGGATTACCGAGACATTAACCACAGTAGATATTTCTTTACTTGGGAACTCGAGATTCGTAACGGTTACCATCCTCAGAAGAAAAAGAAAAGCAATCTTAGATTGTGGAAGGAGTTTGTGAAATGGCTGACAATGAAGAAAAGCTGAAGAGCGCTGACACCGATTTCGATAAGGATTGCGTCGGGTTCACAGGTAAGGTCTTTGATACTGTCAATACTGATCAGATTGTGGACGCAAATCGTCGCTTTATCGCGGATATGATGGCTAATCCGGCCGACTATGATGTGTTTGAAAGTCTCTATCCTTTCCCGCATCTCAGATCTGATATGCCTTTAAGCTATGAACTGCTTAAAGAAACCATTGATACTTGTAATAGAAATCAACTGCTCGATGAAGTGGAGGAACAGAAGCATATGATCAATCGCAAGGAAGTACTTGACAGAGCTGACAAGTGTGTGAACGGAGACCGTGAAGGCTCGTACGGATCGCCTGAGGATAACTTCGCCCGCATTGCAAAGATGTGGAATGCATACCTCGGGAACACGTATCCTCGCAAGGATCTCAAGCCTTCTGACGTTGCAGCCATGTTGGCCCTGTTGAAGATCGCTCGCATCGGCTCTGGTAACTACAAGGATGACAACTGGGTCGATCTTGCAGGCTATGCAGCTTGCGGTGGAGAGCTCCAGTGTATGGAGGAAGATGACGAATGACAACGAATGACATGCGGAATTATATTTGCTGGATCTATGGTGACAAGATCAAGGGACAGTGGGTTTCCCGCATGTCCGATGGTCAAGTCATCGCAATTTACCATTCACTCCAATCCCGAGGAATAACCGTGCCTGTAGCTCAGACTAAGAAAGATCCTCCTGGTGAACGTTACGAGCAGCTTTCTTTCCTGTAAGCGCGAATTTTGCAACCTCCATTATGAACAGAAGTTCACAACAAAATTAATTTATGGAGGTTTTGACTTATGAAGAAATTGTTTGCAATGTATCTGGTACTGCTTATAGTGTTTGAACTTACCGGCGCTGCAGCCCTCACGGCTACTGGCGAAGAAGCGGTTTCTGAATACATCCACGAAGACGAATACGTTTCAGCGTACGTTGTTACTCGGTACCATGGATTTGAAGCCGATGGTGATACTCGTGAATATATGGTTTACGAATATCTCCTTGGCGACAATGACATGGACCTGAATAACATCGTAGTTGCATACGCAACCGTCGACGGGGAGCCGTATGAAGAACCCGTTCGAGCCATGGTTTGTGTAGGCGATGACGTCGATATGTCCAGCCCCAAAGCAGCTATCATGAGCATCGAGGCACTGACTGAAAAGGAAAGCGACTATGAAATTATTGATTGTGGTTGGATGAAATGATTCAAAGGCAAGAGGCTATGCTGATGGAAAGGCATGGTCTCTTTCCTTTTTGTTTGGAGTGATTGGCTTTGTTTAAATTGAAGAAACACCAAAGAGATGCACTGAAGCAGATTCATAATGGGTGCATCGTGTGCGGCGGAGTTGGCTCGGGTAAATCCCTAACAGCTCTGTCGTACTATTATATTCTTAATGGCGGAAGTAAAGCGTTCCTTAATGGGGAACCATACGGCAAAATGAGCAGTCCAAGCGATTTGTACATCATTACCACTGCTAGAAAACGGGACACCTTTGAGTGGGAAAAGGAACTTGCGGTCTTTCTTCTCTCTCCTCAAACAGAATCCGCTACACCTTACCACAATAAGGTGGTCGTTGATAGCTGGCAGAATGTACAGAAATACACCTCAGTTAAGAACGCTTTCTTCATATTTGATGAGCAGCGTGTCGTGGGATCGGGCGCATGGGCCAAAGCATTCATTAAGATCTCGAAGGCAAACCAATGGATAATGTTGTCGGCTACTCCTGGTGATTCCTGGAGTGATTATGCTGCCGTGTTTATAGCGAATGGGTTTTACAAGAGTTTCACTGAGTTCCGCAACGAGCACGTTGTGTATAGTGCATTCACCTCTTACCCGAGGATTGATAAGTACATTGGAACAAAGAAACTCGAGCGATATCGAGACATGGTGCTGGTTGACATGTCGTTCGTTCGCAGGACCACTGCTCATCATTATGATATTTTTACAGGCTTTGACGGTGACAAATACAAGCGTGTGTATCGTGAACGGGTCGATCCGAACACTGGCGAGCCCATACAGAACGCTGCAGGTCTTTGCTATGCCCTTCGAAGGATCGTGAATTCGGATGAGTCCAGGCAGGCTGCTATGCTGGAATTGGCTGAGCAGTGGCCTAAGATGATCGTGTTCTACAACTTCGACTATGAGCTTGATATCCTCAGAGGGTTGGCTTGGCCTGATGGAACTGTGGTAACCGAATGGAACGGTCACAGGCACGATCCTATCGCTGTCGAGTCAGACAGATGGATATATTTGGTGCAGTACAATTCTGGAGCTGAGGGTTGGAACTGTATCGAAACCAACGTGCTTGTGTTCTATTCTCAGAATTACTCATACAAAATGATGGTGCAATCTGCAGGGCGTATTGATCGAATGAATACGCCTTTTATTGATTTGCACTATTACCATCTGAAGAGCAGGTCGGCTATTGATCTTGCGATCAGTCGGGCTCTTGCTCAGAAGAAGAACTTTAACGAAGGGAGGTTCTGCTTGAAATGGGCGGAGCAACAGGATCCCCGAAGTGGCATATGAAGTGGGGTGTGCGTGTGAATTCAGAGGTGAAGCCCGTTGCTACCAAAATTAACTGTACAGGCTGTGTGCACTTATATTTGAACAACGACGGGTCATATGCATGTGATCATCCGTATGAACGTATTTGCTTGGATAGCGGTTACAGAGTGTTTAAGGAGGTTAAGAATGCTTGAGGAACGTTCCTTTGTAATTATGTTCATGCTATGTGTAGTCATTCTGCAATTGACCAAGGTGATTTTTCTTCTTGATCGGATAAAAGACAAATTTGATCATCATAACAAAGTCACTGTAGATATGATCCGGCAGTTAAATGGCACCCTCGTACGAGATTTCTCGCTTGGAGTTGACGAGGGGTTTAGTGGATGGCAACCTTGGAGTATTGATAGTTTTAAGGAGGGCAAAGACAATGGATGCAGCACAGGAGAGACTGGAGAAAGCCAAGATTAAGCAGTTGGAGAAGATAGCTGCGATTCTTGACAGAATTGACAAGCATCTTAAAGCACTTGATCCGGACCCGCACGAAAAGGTTATCGAAAATGACGATCCTTGCAGGGTTGGATTTTTGAAAGACGGCACACAACTTAATTTTACTTGTGATGTAACGGAGGGCAAATCAGATGAAATTTAATGGGAGGTAGAGCTTAATGCCGTATATTAAAACACCGGAAGGTGAAAAGTATATTGATGGCTTTATCAATACGATAAAAGTTGGCGATAAGATTTATGCATTGCAAGCCAGTATTGTTGAAGTCAAGGAAATCAAATGTAAGAACTGCGGTCACCCATTGAAATTGGAATATGGAGAAGGGACATGCGAGATGTGCGGTTCACATTACAGTACACATTTCGAAATTGTGCAATGTTGAGCTTCGAAGGAAAATACGTCTAATTAGCTATACAAATTTCGAAAATTCTATAATCAACGATCTAATTTTACTTGTGATGTTACGGAGGGCAAATTGGATGAAATTTAATGGAAAGAATCTTGAAGAAGTAATAAAGGCACATAAGCTGCATTGTGATCCGAACCTTAAGACTCGCGAGGCAATGGAGTATAAGGACGTCGAACCTTCGCTGGCTGATTTTTCAGG